AAGCAGTCCCGCCCCTTCTTACTAATTGCTGAGTGTAAGGTGTTGTTCCGCCGAAAAGGGGGTTGTTTGCACCTCCCCTTTCAATTAGATATTGAGCAGCTTTAGCCTCCGTACCTGGCTTCAACATTTTTGACTCAGCCGGGGGCCTCGGAGGATGCAACCAATCGTATAAATTAGAACCAAAATCATACCATGCCATATTACGCCTCCGCTTCGAGAGTCTTTACCTTCTCGTATTCTTTATTGAAGATTAACTTGGCAAGAGGAGTATCATCACCCTCGCCATATACTCCCGCCAGACGTTGAAGGTCTTCGGGGGTCCACGTTTCGTATTTTTTACCGATAAGTTTCTCGGGAGAACCAATGTCTCCAATCTCGTCAACGATGCCGCTTATATACTCGTCAACAACTTCCATCTTCATCTTAATGATATCGTCAACGGTTGTGGCAAAGGTACTTTTGTTCATTATTGTCTGTTCCCTCCACCACCAATTCCCTGTGTCGGGTTTGGCGATATCTGACTTCTGTTCTGTGCGAGATTATTCTGTAGATTCTGTGCGCTGCCCAGCGGGGCCACGTTAGGTATCGGGGGAACTAACCCGCGCCCGGCCTCTACCGGCGGCTGACCCAGCATCTCGCCGGTGACCTGCGGCGGCGGGGGAGTTATAGGGGGAGGGGGATTGTTGATAGACTCTGCCGCAGACCTCTTCGCGAGGGCCTCTGCCATCTTTCCGGAGATGTACTGAGAGATTGCCGACTGTATAGCAGGGTCATTCTTAATGCGTTCCTTTTCCTCTTCCCTTTCCATCTTGATGGGGTCTACGTTGGACATCTGGGTTCTTGCCCACTGGCGGGTAACGATGCCACCGGCAACGAGCCTTTCAAGGTCGTCGTGGCGGCGGTACTCGTCCTCTTCGCTAATAGGGGCAAATTCCACATAACAGGTGAAGGGCTCCTTCATCTTGTCTTTCTTGATTTCCATATCAAATTCATCGGTTGGAGTCTTGGCCCAGACCCGGATATCCCCGGGGATGACGTTCTTCATCAGCCGGGCGCAGTTGGTCAGCACCTTGGCGGACCCGTTGCGAAAGGCATCCTCTGAGTAACGATAACGACTGGCGGCCTCTGCTATCATAAGTCGCCGGTCAGCACCGGAACGAACACCGGTTTCTCCCAGACCCCGGACAGACCTCGGTGCCGAGTGGGCAGAGATATAGTCTGAAGTCCGATACATGTGTTGGTTCAGCGCATCAGGAGGAACCTTCGATACCTGTTCAACGAGTTTTACGTCGTCCGGCAGGGGGTTGACCTTGCCATATTCCTGAGAGATAGTTGTAATCTGGCTGGCGTTCTTCCCTTCGGCAGTCATCCATGGCCATGCCGCCCTCTTGAGAATGATATCTGATATAGAATAACTGCGACTCTCTGATACAAGTAGGTCAAAGATATACCGGAGGGTTCCGACATATCTCATCTTGGCCTCGTTGTCCACGGACATATTCCCCATGCCAGAATCGATAAAGACGTAGGGTATGAATCCGTACTTGTGTTCGACTACCCCTCCAGGAACAGGCAGAAGGGGTTCCCCGTCAGCAAATTCACAACGATATATTTTATCCCAATAGGACACGACATCTACTTCGCCGCTAATCTTTCGCTGCTTGGGGTTTGTCCATTTGGGATACTTACGCTGTATGTCCATGCAGACCTTGGGTTGTACCTTAAACACAAAAGACCGACCACCGTAATAGGGGTCGGGAATAACATTCGCCGGATTTACAGCGTGAATTACAATAGGTAGGGAGTCGTATTGGTTGGCCCTCCACTTATCCACCTTCTCTGCGTAGGAGTTCTCATCCTCATCCACTCCCCGGTCAGGTTTGCTAATCCACTGGTCTGCGTCCCAGAGGTCTTCAAAGACCGCAAGACCATGTAGGGCGTAGTGCTTGGCCCCGACACGCCACGGGGAGATATCGGCCTCCACGTTATTCCGGTGAATCAGACCCAGGTAAAACTTCCTCATCATCTCTGTTTCTTCAGTAGAGATGTTAGAGGAGCCTTTCTTGTTGACGTAGACACGAGCATTGGAGATATCAATGTGGTCAACGAAGGTGTCCACCATGTCCCGGGCAGTCGGAAGAACTACCGCCTCATTTCGGAACTCAGTAGGCAGAGATATCAAATCGGCAAAATCAAGTTCGTAGTATCGTTCGTCATCCTTGAAAGTCTTCTTGATATCTTGGTAGTATTCCAAACTCTTCGGGTAAAGTTCTTCATATATTTCTTTAGAGGTAGGTTTTCCTTTTTCCATAAGTTATCTCCGTCTCGTGGGCGTATTTGCAAAAGATAGTGTACTGATTGGTTTGAGAGAGAGAGTACCGGCATGGACATCTCCCTTCTTTAGCCACGCAATACCAACCGCCATTGGATAATCGTCATGTCGTCCGGGCATTGCCTCGATTCGCCCTTCTTTCTTGGAGTTGCGAATAATGTCATTGAACTGCTTGAGTCCTGCCGCACTGAATATACTAATCTGTCGATTTGCGATAGCAGGGATGAGGGAAGACCACAACTGTCGTCTGGTATCCTCATTGGTATTGAATCCAACTCGTTCTCGTTTGTCATTCATGTATCCAAAGTTTTTATATCCCAGGCTTTGTGCGGTGGCAATGGTTACCCCGCCATAGTCATTAGACTCTATCCACCATAATGGATTTTTGAATATATCGAGCAAACGAATCGAATGGAGGGCAAGTTCCTCTGGTGGGATGATATTATTCAGAATATCCGCCACCACTTCCCCCGTTCTCACATTCATTATCACCGTTACAGAGAAGTCCTTGCCGACTCCATGCGATGTATCGGTAGCAGCAACAAAGTAGTCGCCGATGTTGAAATTTTTATATACTCGGACTATGTTGCTGTCGATGCCATCTTGTACTATTGAGATGGGATTCCGTACATCTGCCATCATCTCATCTATCACCTTGAGATTAAAAGCAGATACCGTCTGGGAAGACCTCAGGGCCTCTTCTATTGAAGCAGGATAGTTCTGCTCCATGTAAAGTTCCGGCGAAAGGTCTGCCAAATCCCTCTCAGGAATGGAGTTTTTGGTTTCGTCATACCATGCCTGTGTCCTCCCGGGCCTCACTTGCCACGGGTCAAATAGGTATGTAAAAGAACTCTTTCCAGATAAAGCGTCTCGAAATACCGCTTTAGCCAGAGTATCAGGCTTCTTTTTATTGACCGTGAAGATACCGATGAACTGTCCCCCGGCATCCCTTGTAGGTTTTGAGGCGAGGAAGTTATCATCGGCATAAGGATGCTCCTCCCACTCGTCACATATAATAACCGAGGCGGTAAACGAGATACCGGCTGTCTCCGTGGCAGCGAAGGCTTTAATAGACGACATCATGCTCGGGAAGCCTAACTCAGTAAGAGAGTCGGGGTTAATCTTCAGTTGCATAAAGTCGGGAAGTTGTTTGAATATCTTCTTGCACTTCGCCAGAAGTTCTTGAGCCTCCGTCTCACCCTTTGAGAAGAGAAGTATGTTGGCACCCTGATGGAATAAGGCGTACCACAATGCGTAGGCCGCAACGAGCCATGATGCGCCAATCTGCCGGGATTTCATCCAAACAATCATCTTGGCGGTAAGCAATGCCTTGATAGCCTTGAGAGTATGGGGCCATATTTGAAAAGGCACTATTCCGCCCGGGTTACCCTGTGTTGGAGGGTCAACCACCCGGCAGTATGAAAGAAAGTGCGTGAAAGCAACGGCGCACTTCTGATATTCCAGAAGGCGAATCTTTCGTTCGTCATCTGTGCAGTCAACTTCTTTCTTGGTTGTTGCTATTTTAATATTCTGGTCGTTAATGTCCATATTATTTTCTTTGGTAGCAGGAAGTGGACTTGCACCACTGTTCTTCGGTTTATGAGACCAACGAGATGCTGCTTCTCTACCCTGCTATGCACAGAGGGAGGCGAAGCCTCGCCGCAGTTTTTGCCAAGTGCCTTGGTCAAAATCTCGGCTTGACGGGCCGCCTACGGCGGTAAAAACAGGGCCCCAGAGGCCCGTGGTGGCGTTTTAAGGGCAGGGTCGGTACGTTTCCATGGGTCAGTAGCGGTAAATCACAAAACAGAAACACCACCAACCAAAGACAATTCCGAACGCTCCGAACTCCCAATAAATCGTTAGGTGAGGGAGTACGTTTATGGAGTAGTTGTCGATATAGGCGGCAAAGTGCATTACCTGTCTCCGTAAGTTGCCCATCCGATAAGATACCCAACAATAGCCCCTATCAAAATAGCCCCTACAAAGACAAAGGGAAAGACCACTACATCTATCATTTGTACCTCGGTGGTTCCCTGGTCATCCAAATAAGGGCAACCATAGCCGTAATCAAAATCCAAAGTAATCCACTTGTGGCAAGTCCGATGCCAAATAACGAGTCCATCGTTACTTTCTCCGGGAGGCATATTTCGTTGTGGGGGCTTTACCCGAGGAATGAGATTTTTTCTTTACCTTCTCTGGCAACCCTTTTGTCGAATGTCCCTCTACAAATTCCTTGGCCTCTTTCTTCGAAAGGCCTTTTGCCTTTATATCGCCACTGGCGACACCTCTCATAAACCGGGCTTGCGCCTTACTTTTCGCTGGCATTATCGGCACCCTTTCTCCTTTTTCTTTTTCGCCATAACTCCCTCGTGTTTATCTCATTTTGAGACTAAGGTTTCAATTTCTTTTCAAATCTCGGTGCGAGTTCCTCGCGTATCATTTTTGCCTTCGGCTGGCCAGAGCCACTTC